TACTCATACAGGAGTAGTTATGGCGATTGATAAGTCTAAGATGGCTTGTAACAAACCTAAACGTCAAGTTCAGGGCGGTAAGAAGTTTGTTGTTAAAGCATGTCAGAATGGTAAAGAAAAAATCATTCGATTTGGCGATGCTAACATGACTATTAAAAAAGATCAGCCGGGAAGGCGAAAGAGTTTTAGAGCAAGGCATGGATGTGATTCACGACCACCATCTAAGATGACTGCTCGTTATTGGTCGTGTAAGAAGTGGTAGTATTATGGCAGCACCAAAAGTAAAATCAAAAAAAGATGCTTGTTACCATAAGGTAAAAGCTCGCTACACAGTTTGGCCTAGCGCATATGCTTCAGGGGCTTTGGCAAAGTGTAGAAAAGTTGGTGCAGCAAATTGGGGCAATAGTAAAAAGAAGAAGAAATAGTATGGGTAATGTAAGAAAAACAGAAGCTGGTGCTAATCTACAAAGATGGTTTAAGGAAAAATGGGTAGATGTAAGAACAGGCAAGCCGTGCGGAAGACAAAAGGGAGAGAGTCGTGCTTACCCTTATTGCCGCCCGTCTAAGCGAGTTTCATCAAAGACCCCCAAGACGGCCTCGGAACTGTCGGCTTCTGAAAAACGTTCTCGTTTGGCTCAGAAGAAAAGTTCGAAGAAAGTAAAGAGAGTTACATAGTATGACAAAAGAAATAACAGATAAACAAAAGAAAACTTTACAAAAGCATTCTAAACATCATACTAAGAAACATATAATTTATATGACTAAGTTAATGAAACAAGGTAAAACGTTTACAGAGTCACATAACTTAGCACAAAGAAAGGTAGGTTCTTAAATGACTGAAACTAAAAGATGGCTCAGAAACATTAAAGATGGTGAGATTTATGGTTGGAATGAAATTCTAGCTGAAAATCCACTTACTGAAGAAGTTTCTGAAGAAGAAGCATTTCCTGAAAAGCACATGACTAAAAAACAAAGAGGTCGTCCTGCTAAAGTTAATGTAGAGACAGCTGAAAAAGATATTCCTAATCCAAAAGGTGAGACACCACCTGAGCTAGCAGAAGAAGCAAGTAAAGGTTTAGTTAGGGCTAGAGATAACAAAGGTCATTACATAGCTGATGATTTAGGCACAACAGATATTAACGAAGCATGGGTTGAAAAGAAGTGATACTAAATGATGTAGTAACAGAAGTAAGGCGAATCTTACAGGATACTTTATCTCCTCAGAGATATAGTGATGATATTCTGTTAGGTTTTGCTAACCAAGCGTTAAAACGTATTGCTGTTCTGCGTCCAGATTTATTTGCTATTATTGCTGACATCCCTACCACCACAGATGCTGTAGTGCAGTCAATGCCTGCAGATTCAATTCGACTATTAGAAATTTATTCTGTTAAAGGTGGTAATGGTATTATTGAGACGAATAGAGAAATACTGGATCAGTCTCTACCGACTTGGATGAATACAACAGCAGGTGCTGCTATTAATTTTATGCGGCATGTGCGTAATGCAAACAAATTTTTTATATACCCAAAAGCTCCTGCAAATCAAATTTTAATTGGGGAGTACGCACAGACTCCCCCTATATATGATGGTACAACTGCAGTTGCTTTACTTCCTGATGCTTATTTCCCTGTTGTTATAGACGCAACTATATTTATAGCAGAGTCAGTAGATAACGAGCATGTTAATTCTAACAGAGCACAATTATTCCAGACTTCGTTCACTCAGGCTTTAGGAGTTGCTGCACAGAGCAGAGCTATTACTGATACAGAACGAGGCGGACTAGCTGAGGAGGATGTTGCCTAATGCCTACATATACAACTAGAAGCTTCCTCGATATTGTTAATAGACTTTCTCCAAGTGTACCCGGGTGTCCTACTCCTGTCATAGAGCAATATGTTCGTGATGCCGCTATTGAGGCGTGTGAACGTACTCTAGCGTGGCGTTATGAGCAGCCTAAGATAAGATTAGTCCCCGGCGCACATGACTATGCTTATGAAGGGCCAGACGATGCAGAGATACATGCGTTTCTAACTGCTACTGTAAATGGCCGATCATTAAAACCAATAACAATAGAACAGCTATACGACATATATCCTAAGTGGCCTGATCAATCTGTTAATGAAAGAGCTGAGCCTATGTATGTAACACAGTTAGATCCGGATAATTTTTCTGTTGCTCCTATTCCAGATAATAGTAAAACGTATGATGTAAGGATGATTGTATGTTTAAAGCCATTACGGACAGCAACAAAAATGGATAAAAAGTTTTTAGACGAACTAGAGAATGTTATAATGCACGGAGCGTTACAACATCTTTTAGTGTTACCTGATAGAACATGGAGTGATAGAGAGCTAGCATCATACCATGCTAAACAGTTTGCATTTAAGTTATCTGAGCGTAGAGCTAGAACTAACTTAGGTGCAGCAAAAGCATCTATGCGGGTGCAATCACAAAGATTTGCGTGAGGTAATTTATGGCTGATGTTATTAGATTAGTAAAAGGAGACGAACTTCCAAGCATTATAATTACGCTTACGGATGATGTTGCTAGTGCACCTTTAAATGTATCTGCTGCTAGTACAGTAGTAAAAGTAAAATTTAGAGCAGTCGGTGGTACGTCTACTTTAAGCACTATAACATGTAGTAACCTTACAGATGGATCAGATGGTAAAGTCCAATTTAATTTTTCTGGTAACGTTCTTGATGTAGATGCTGGTGAGTACGAAGGAGAGATTGTAGTAGATCAAAATGGAAGCTTACAGACAGTGTATGATGTATTAAGATTTAGAGTGAGGTCAAACTTTTAATGGCCAATATAAAATTTACATACGCTGCAACAACTTTACTATCTCTTACTATTGTAGCAAATAGTGTATCGGCTTCTAATACTTTTGTTAATTTAAAATACGCTGCTGCGCCTGCTACTAGCATTAGCTTTACAACTGAACTTATACCTACAAGATCCTTAGCAAATCAGACAGTAACAATGTCTGACTCAACTCCGACACTTACGGTTGACAGAGTTTCTGGTGATACGCTTACTATAACTGACACCCCTGTTTTAGCTGTTGATATAGTTAAAACTGATTCAGTTAGTGTTGTTGATACACCAAATAAAATAATAAATTCCAGTATTGATTTTGACTTATCTGATCCTGATGTCGATCCAGATCCGGTCAGTGTGTCTGATGCTCCTGCAATGACTGTAACCCCAGCGGGTAAAACAGATTCCATAACAGTTGCTGATTCGCCAGTAAAACAACCAAATAAAATCACTACAGATAGCATAACAATGGCTCAAGCTATTGGCCCTTTTAACATTGGTAAGAACCCATCTGACACTCTTACTATTGCTGAAAGTGATGCAAAAACTATTACTCCCGGTGGTAAAACCAGTGGAGTAACAATAGCAGAACTTGCTGCAATGACTGTAACACCAGCAGGTAAAACAGATTCTATAACGGTTGCAGACGCACCAGTTAAAACCATTACACCAGCAGGTAAAACTGATAGTGTTACAATGGCAGAAAGTTTTGGCCCATTTACTATAGGTTTAAACCCTACAGATACTGTAAATGCTACAGAAAGTTTGACTACGCAATTAATATTAGGTGAGTCTGATTATCTCTACCCAACTATAGTTTCTGTGTTTGATGGTGCAGAAACAGGTAAAGTTAGAGGTTATCATATAGGTGATAGTAATGTAACGTCTCGTGTGGCTGATACGCAGTACTTAATGAATGATGAGTTTGGCGTACTTAATGACCATTATATCGGCGGCGAAAATAGAGACGGCATAAGATTTTATAATAGAGTATTTGCACAGGATAGATTTAGAGTTAGGAATATTGACTACTCTGCACAGATAGCAAATGGTGACAGTTTACTAAACAGCACAGTAATATGGGATACTGCTACTGATGGTGCAGGAATTAAAGATTTTACAGGTGTTATTGGAGCATCAGGTTTAATTGGACAACCCGTTGTAAACTCTGATACAATAACTTACGGTGATTTAGTAAACGCTGGACTATTAGTTAATTTTATATATACTGATACCAGTGATTCACCAACAACAGGTTCTCATGGGGTGAACGGGCATTTCTTAAATGAAACACCGATGGGAGCTGGATCACATTAAAAGGAGATGGATACATGATAAATGATTCTATAGAGGTTACGGGTGAATTAAAACTTACCCTTACACGACCTGACGGGCATGTAAAACATGAGGTTATTATACCTAATCTTGTTGTTACAGCAGGAAAAAATTACATAGCGTCAAGGATGAAAGATGCGTCCGCTACGGCCATGACTCATATGGCTATTGGTACTGGTAGTACTGCGGCGGCTGCAGGAAATACAGCTCTAGGTTCTGAAGCAGGCAGGGTAGCACTTACGTCTACTACTGTAAGCACGAACAATGTAGCTTATGTTGCAACGTTCCCAGCGGGGACAGGCACAGGAGCAATTACAGAAGCTGGAATATTAAACGCAAGTTCAAGTGGTACACTATTATGCAGAACTGTTTTTTCAGTTATTAATAAAGCATCTGCGGATACATTAGGTATAACTTGGACAGTAACGGTAAACTAAGGAGTTAGATATGAGTGTCAAATTTGCAAATAATGCCCATTCTACTTTAGCTTCTAGTGTATCTACTAGTGCTACTAGCATAACAGTTGCAAGTGGTCACGGTGCTCGTTTTCCATCCCTTTCGGGCAGTGAATTTTTCTATGCAACTTTAATTGACACTTCTAACAATCTTGAGATTGTAAAAGTTACAGCTAGAAGTACAGACGTTCTTACTGCTACAAGAGCACAAGAAAGTACATCAGCTAGAGCTTTTGCCAGCGGAGATCGAATAGAGCTTCGTGTTACAGCACAAGGTCTTACAGATGCTACTACTATTCAAGCTGATCAAGTTGTAAACTCTATGATTGCTACTGATGCTGTTAACTCAGATTCTATTGCAGCTAACGCAGTTACAGCTTCTGAATTAAATATTTCCGGTAACGGTACAGCAGGCCAATCAGTAATATCAGATGGTGACGGATCATTTAGCTATAACAGTATTAGTACTAATACTACTGGTGTAGCTTTACTAGAATATCAAGACACGGCTGCTCGTTTTACAGATATAAGTACTTTTGGTGTTACTAGTGGTGATAGAATTACAATTCCTTTTAATACCGTGTTTGATCCATATAATATTATTGGGACAACTGGTTCAAATGTTTTTCGGGTGAACGCTAGTTGTGCATACCATGTAAGTATATATATTATGAAACACACAATGGGTCACCATAAAATGTACCTTTATAATACTACTAATAACAAGTTTGCTCCTAGACCTGTTGCTGCTTTAACTAGTGGAGAAAGTTTTCAGGCCCCTCTTGTTTCTTATAACGTTACACAAGGTTATAATGCAAATCCTTGCGATATATATTACCTTGAAACTGGCGTAGATTATTCAGTAAGAATGACGAATGATGGTAGCCAAGTTTTCGGTACTAACAGAAGTGATTTGTTTGGTAACTATGCAATTAATGGCGTGACTTCAAGGAACACTGTAATGAGAGCGTGTATAACAAAATTAGCGGGGGTATAAATTATGGCGTTAGAAGAATTTTACACAGTTACTATAGGTGGTAAAGAAACAACTATGCCAAAAATGGCACTTTTACTTAAAGGCTTGACAAAGTTAGGTCTTTCTCAAAATGATACAAATGCTTTTAATTATACAACACTAAAAGAATCTTACAAAAATGAAGGTGATTTGCCTAGTGAAGAAGTATTAAAAGCTAAAGGTATTGAGCAGTTTGAGCACGAAACTACTATACCTACATTAGATGAGGTAAAAACCAGCGCTAAAAAGAAACTTGTAGCTGGTGAAAAGCTAACCGAAGATGAAGCTAGCACAATAGTTTTGTAAGGAGTAGAGCATGGGAGTTAAAGTAACAAACAACGGGTTCGGAACTCTCTCAGCAGGTATCAATAGTTCTGCTACCACAGTTACTGTTGACTCTGGGCAAGGTGCTAGATTTCCAGCTTTAAGTAGTGGCGACTTCTTTTTCGCTACTCTTATTGATACGTCCAACAATCTTGAAATTATAAAAGTCACAGCTCGCTCTACTGACTCTATGACAGTTTTACGAGCGCAAGATAGTACATCAGCTCGTGCTTTTTCAATCGGTGATAGGATCGAACTTAGACCTACCGCTGCATTATTTGAAAATGCACACCTAGATAATACTCCTACATCTACTGGATCTTTCGGGTTACCAAAAGGTACTACAGCACAACAACCTACAGCAAGTGCTACTGAGGGTCATATTAGATATGATACTGATGATGACGTTGTATATTTTTCAAATGGAACAAGCTGGATAAAAATTTCATCTGTTATTGCTACACTTTCGTCTGTTTCAGGGAGTATATTAGATGGAGTAGCAAGTACGTTAACTTTATCTGGTACAGGCTTTATATCTGGTGCGAATTTAATAGTTAATTTTACGCAGACTTCAGATTCTATAAATACAAATGTTACTGTAACTGCTTCTTCCGATACGTCAGCTACAGTTGCAGTGCCATCAGCTGTGTATAATAATGTTACTGTAGGTAATGTTGTCTCTTTAAAAGTTACTAACGCAGATAACGTTGTTTCAGGTGTACTAAACACAACTGCTGTGGGTCTCCCTACAGGCGGAACAATAACAACATCTGGAAGCTATCGTATTCATACATTTACTGGTTCTGGTAATTTTGTTGTCCCTACTGGTTTTACTGCTAGTGCTGAATCATTAATTGTTGCGGGCGGCGGCGGAGGCGGAATCCACTCCGGAGGTGGAGGCGGAGCTGGGGGACTTTTATATTATGGTGCTGAAACACCAAAGACTCCAAATGGATCTGCTATTGCTATTTCTGCACAAACATATGCAGTTGTAGTTGGTGGTGCTGGAGCTGCTTCTGGTTCTCCTTACAACGCTGTTGCTGGAACTGGTGGAGATGGAGGAAACTCTAGTGCATTTGGATATACTGCAATCGGTGGTGGAGGCGGAGGTTCTGGTAACGGAAGTCACATCGCTGGTCGTGCTGGTGGTTCTGGCGGTGGAGGCTCTCGTTCTGCTGCTGGTGGTGCTGGAACTTCTGGACAAGGTAATGCTGGTGGATCTCCAAACACGGGAATAACTGCAAATTATCCGGGTGGCGGTGGCGGCGGAGCTGGTGCTGTTGGTGGTAATGGTAGTACTAGTGCTGGAGGCCCCGGTGGTATCGGATTACAATACTCTATAACTGGTTCTGCAACTTATTATGCTGGTGGTGGCGGCGGTACATTACAAGATGTTGGTGGTGGTGACCAAGGTGCTGGCGGTAACGGTGGCGGTGGAGCTGGTAGAGATTCAGCACAAGGTGAAGCAGGTGACCCAAACACTGGCGGAGGTGGTGGCGGCGGTCACTATTCATCTGGCGCTGGTGGCGGAGCTGGTGGTTCTGGTATTGTAATTATTAGGTATATACCGTAAGGAGATAACATGGCACATTATGCAAAAGTACTAAACCAAGAAGTAGTAAATGTTATTGTTACCGAGCAAAATTATATTGACATTTTTACAGATACAAGCCCCGGCGAGTGGATTCAAACATCTTATAACACATATGGTGGGGTTCACACTGATGGTGGTACACCTCTAAGAAAAAATTATGCAGGAATAGGTTTTTATTATGATGGTACAGGATTTTATCAACCACAGCCTTACCCTTCATGGACGTTAAATAGTGAAAGTTATTTATGGGAAGCACCATCTTCTCATCCAGATGATGGAAAATTTTACACTTGGGATGAAAGTGCAAAAGGATGGCAAGAAGTAGATGAGTAAAGAAATTAAAAGAACACCTCTTGTGATGATGCCAAACGGAGATTTTCTACGAGGTGATGAGTTTGTAAAGGAAGGCGTGGTCGTTGACGAACCACCTCTTTATGAAAAACCGCCTACGGTTATAGACCAAACAGAAGCGGTGAAAGGGCAGAATGAGTAGGAAACGTATGACCACAGCTGAGATAAATAATGAACTGTTACAACACGAAGCGATTTGTGCTGAACGTTACAATATGATTTTATCTCGTCTTTCTAGACTTGAGCGAGTGTTTCTTGGCGCAGCTGGTGCTGTGATTGCGGGATTGTTATCAATAATATTAACATTAATAAATTGAAGGAGGTGATCAAATGCCGGGTTATAATATGAAAAATAAAAAGAAAAAATATGGTGGCGGCGGAACAGTTGCAGTAAATACAATGTCTAAGATAACACATGGTATTAAAGATTTAGAAACTGCAGCAGTAAACGCAATGTCTAAGCTAACCCATTTAAAAATGAAACATTATAATAATAAGAAAATAAAATAGTTAGGTATGTTAGGTGTTAGAATATATTGCAGCAGCAAACGCGGCCTATGCCGTTATACGAAAGGCGGTAGAGAACGGGCGTGAACTGCATTCAGTTGGCAAACAGATCGCCGCTTTTACTGATGCTAAAGATAATCTACAGAAACATGCTACTAAGAAAAAGAATAGTATATGGTCAAACTTTACAGGGAAAGATGAAAGTGACCTAGAAGAATTTATGGCTCTCGAAGAAATACGAGAGAAAGAAAATGAATTAAAACAAATGATGATATATCTAGGTCGCCCGGGTTTACATAATGATTATATATCTTTTTGCGTAGAAGCTAGAAAAAGAAGGAGCGAGGCTCAGAAAGAAAAAGAAAAAAGATGGGCATCGTTTGTAGAAACAGTTCAAAATTGGACAGCGGGTATACTTATATTTGTATTTTTAGCTGGAGGTTTGTTAGGTGGGTTATGGTTACTAAGGTATAAAGGAATTATTTGATGCAGAAGAAGCTTCAAACAGAATCAATGTACGATGACTATGATGCCAATAATGATGGTATAGTAACTGATGACGAATTAAAACATGCTAAAGAAATAAAACAAACAGAAGATGCCACAAGAAAAAACCTAGCTCAACTTCGGATGGCTAGGTTTTCTTTAATTGCGATGGGTGTATTTACTATGGCTATGTTTTTTATACCTATAGATAGAGTTAACGCATTAGCTGACATTAGTAATTTGTTTTACATTACAGGTGGTGGTATAGTTGCTACATATATGGGGACTACTGCTTGGACACAACGCAGTACAAATGGGAAATGATAACAGTGTTTGCATTATACATATACGCAGGAACTGCTTTACAACCGCCAATAACGTATTGGTATGATGTAAATAGATGTAGGTATTTTGCTAGTAAGATTATGAATCAACCCCCTGTGCCGGGCGAAAAGAAACAGAAATTTACAGCTGTATGTAAATTACAAAAAGTAAAAGATGGTACTGAGATATACCAGTAAAAAGGAGGATATATGCTACAAGCATTAATAGGGCCAGTTACAGGATTACTTGATAAGTTTATTCCTGATGCTGATGAAAAAGCTAGGATCGCCCATGAGTTGGCGACCATGTCTGAGAAACACGCGCAAGCGTTAGCACTTTCTCAAATTGAAGTAAACAAAGCAGAAGCGGCTTCAGGATCACTATTCAAAGGCGGATGGCGTCCAGCAGTTGGGTGGGTCTGCGCGATTGCTTTTGCTTATCATTTTATACTTAAAGACCTAATTGTATTCGGATGTGCTGTAGCTGGTGTAGATATGCCAGAGCTTCCTGAATTTGACATGGGTACACTTTTAACGGTTCTCGGCGGCATGCTCGGAATTGGCGGTTTGAGGACATATGAAAAGCAGAAAGGGTTGACTAAGTAACTATATGAAAAATAACAAGTGGTTAGTTCCTTTTTTAGGTACTGTTTTACTAGGTTTGTCAACATGGGTATTAATCACTGTAGTAGAGCTACAAGCACTGGTAGGTATGATGCAAACTGAATTATTAAATCTTGATAAAGTTATAGGTAGGATTTACGCACACATGGATAGGTTAGCTAAATGAGAGAAAATTTTGATAAAGCACTACAATTAATGTTGAAGCACGAAGGTGGATTCGTAAATCATCCCAGCGATCCGGGAGGGATGACTAATTTAGGGGTGACTCAAAGAGTCTATGAAGAGTGGGTTGGTTACGAAGTTACTAAACAAGATATGATGAAGCTTACACCAGAAGATGTTGCTCCAATATATTTAAAAAACTATTGGGAAAAGGCAAGCTGTGATGAATTACCTTCCGGTTTAGACTATGTAGTTTTCGATTGGGCAGTTAACAGTGGCGTAAGTAGAAGTTCTAAAGGTGTACAGAAATGCTGTGGTGCTGAACCGGACGGTGTCATTGGGCCAAAGACGCTAGAACTTATTGCAGGACAAAATAATAAATATATGGTAGAAAAGTTTAAAGAAATAAGGCAAGATTTTTATGAGGGTCTAAATCACTTTGATACATTCGGAAATGGTTGGACTCGCAGAAACAATGAAGCAACAGAAATTGCTTTGGAAATGGTTGAGTAGTAATGGGATCAGTAAAGCTAACAAGGTTTTTAGGAGAGTCTCCAAAGATATCTTCGGAGCTATTACCTGATGGAGCCGCACAAAACGCTTTCAATGCTAAATTGTATTCTGGTGATCTTATACCTTATAGGACTCCGAAGCTTGTCGAGAATGTCGGGCGAACGGGTACAATTCAAACACTATATAAACTTACTAATCCTACTAACAATAACAACGTATTCCTTACATACCTCAATGATGTAGATATTGCTACTGCATCTGCACCTTGGACAACTACTTCTAACACAGAAGATACCGAACAAAGATTTTACTATACAGGCGATGGCACACCTAAAGTTTCTAACTATGATCTAGCTACTAACGGAAGTGCTCCATATCCTGTCACCAATGGTTATTATGATCTTGGTCTACCACTGCCCATAACAACTCCTAACACTGTTGCTGTTTCGTTTAGTGTTGTATCTGCAACACATTATGAAAGGGATAGTGGTAATACAGCAACATTCTATGGTTCAGGAAACCACAACTTACGCTCAGGTAATATTGTTACTATTAGAGATTTTGGGACATCAGATGAAGCAAAAGGTTTTAATGCTACTAATGTAGAGATTACTGTTATTAATACTACAGACTTCCAATACTTTAGCCCCGGTGGCCAAACATCTAAGACATCTAATACTACTGGCCGTGCTGACATGGCGGGTAATACACAGATTAGAACATATGTTTATACATGGGTTACACCTTGGGATGAGGAATCTATACCATCTTTAGCGTCTAGCGAAGTCTATATTAAAGAAGGTCAGACTGTAACAGTTAGTAATTTACCACAAGCAAAACCTTCTGCACCTGCACAAAATTTTGTAAGAGGTATCAGACTTTATAGAACTGTAGTGTCAACTGCTGCAACAGAGTATTTCTTGTTATCTACTCTATGGTTCCCAACCGCTACTACTAAAGTAAAACGAGTTGGTAGTGTAGTCACATTAACTTTAGAATACCCACACAATTTTATTGTGGATGATAGATTTAAATTATCTGGCATGACTACAGATAGTGGCAGCATGAATGGTGAGTTTTCTGTAGCTTCTATTATTGATAAGTATTCATTTACATTTACTGATAGTGGTAATGCTATTTCTGAAACTGCTGATACTAACGGTACTGTATTCCATGATATAGCAGAAAGTTTAGACGACACAGTTAGGTATTGGGGTGATAGCAGTTATAATTTTACAGATGATTTTCTTATATCGGGTTTATCTACAATCTTACCATCTATAGATTTTGACCCTCCGCCTACAGGTATGAAAGGTATTCGTGCGTCACACAACAATATTCTTATTGGATTCTTTGATAACCAGTTATGTTTTTCTTTTCCTGATAAACCGCACGCTTGGCCTGAACGTTTTAGATTAACATTTGATTCTGATATTGTAGCGGTAGAAGCTATACAAGGTTTTATATTAGTGCTTACTGAGGAGTATCCATATCAAGTATCGGGTAATGATCCTGCTACTATGGTGTCTGCTCGTATTGATACCTTATATCCATGCCTCTCTAAAAAATCTGTTGTCAATATGGGGTATGGAGTTATATGGGCTACGCATGGTGGGTTAGCTAGTTATGCTCCATCTGCTGGCATAAGTCTTGTTACTCAACTTATACATGATTGGGATACTTGGAACACTACTTTAGATCCAGCTACTTTAATTGGGCATTATTATAATGGTAAGTACTTTGGTTCTCACTCTAGTCAATCTTTTATATTTGAAAGAGACGATAAAGTAGGAGGACTTCTTGTAAGTATAAACTACACTTTTTCAGCAGCTTGTACTGATTATAAAACAGGAGTTATGTATTACATTGGTGATGACCAAGGAAATCTTTATGAGTGGGACAATAAGACTCAAGTACTTTCTCCACTAGAGTGGAAGTCAAAAACCATTGTAACTAAGGATTATATGAACCTTGGTGCTGCCAGAGTCATTGCAGATTTTGCAACTTCGACTGAAGAAGCAGAAAATGTTATAGCATATAACAATACACTCCCAGCTTTTAACAACGGTATATGGGCTAAAAGTATACAGTTAGGTACATTGAATGGGCCTACAGACTATACAGACGCAGGTACAGCTGTAAATAACATTGGTACATTAAATGCTTATCCGATTAACGCAGATGGGCAGACAAAATTTCCTTTAGAGTCTACTGGTAATCAGCCTGTTACCTTTAAGTTGTTTGTCGATAAACAGTTGATATTCCAAGGTACAGTAAGTTCTGATGAAGTATTTAGATTGCCATCAGGGTATAGAAGTGATACATTTGAAATTGGAGTGTCAGGCTCTTCAAGAATAAGGGCTATACATATAGGTGAGACTCCATACGGATTGAGGTCAGCATGAGTGTAGCAAATAGATTTACAGGAGTACCAGCAGTACCACAAGGAGGTTTTACAGACTATCAAACTGTACTTATTGGTGCAGTAAAAGAAAATGTAGAACTGCTAACGGGTCTCCGTGGTGAAACTGATCTTAACAGTAAAGCTATTACACAAGGTCAAGTTACAGTCAATAACATGAGTGCTCAGAAACTACAGCAAGTAACTGCAAAAGGTACAGGCTTTACAATAAGTAGCCAAGACGTTGCAAGTTTAGAAGATCATAATAAACTTATACTTGATGTACAGACTTTAGCTTCTGATTTAGCAGAGACTAGAGCAGTACTTAATTTTTTAATCAAACAGATGAAAGGACAATAAGCTATGGTAATGAAAGCTAGCCCTGATCCTATGACACCGTCTGGCCCAGCTATGACTGCTGTTCCTGATTCTGTCTCTATGGATCTACCACAAAGTATAGAAACATTAATAACAATGCCAACCACTGTTACTACAGATGCAAATTTAGGCGAGATACCTACAGGAGTAACAGGTGGAAACCCTAATTATCCAGTTATGGATTTTAGGATGCAACCTACTACATATCAAGAAGGTGGTATGGTTCAACCGGGTCTGCAACCACAGATGCCGCAAGGGCCAGCAAATCCTGCTATGATAGATGGTCAAATAAATCAGACGCTAGGTAACAATCCAGAAGCTGTTGCTAGGATACGAGCAGCTATTGAAGCAGGTCTTCAGTCAGGCGAAATAGATGCAAACGAATTAAATATGATTATAGAGCTTGCAAAAACAGTACAACAAAATCCTGCTATGTACCCACAGATTAGGCAGATGGCTATTCAACGGGGTATAATACCAGCAGAAGAGATTCCTGAGCAATATGATGAAGGTTTGATAACTGCTATTCTTATGGCAGCAAAAGCTATGGAAGCTGATGTACAAGTCGAAAGTGCAGAGATGATGCAACCACAACCGCCTCAGATGATGAACGAAGGTGGTGTACTTGTCGGGCCGTCACATGCACAAGGTGGTATACCTACTAAAGTGGCAGGTGTTAACAATGCTGAGATGGAAGGCGGAGAATATGTTATCCCTAAAAATATTGTAAAAGCAAAAGGTACAGAGTTTTTTGATAAGATGCTTAAACAATATGAAGAAGGTGGTGAGGTTTAATGTCTTTACAAGTAGTAGAAAAACCAGAAGAACATAAACAATACAACGCTCAGTTGTTATCTACAAAAGAGTTGTATGATAAATACTGGGGTCAGTGTATCCCGTTGTTTCAAGAGTGTATTGATAGAGCTATGCACGGAGAAATGACTGTTGATGATATTTATGATCGTGGTCTTAAAGGCCAGTTGTATGTAATTGCTGTTAAGAATGATGATACTGAAGTTCCTGATGTAACATTAACACTTGCTCTGGAACTTGTTTACTATCCACAGTTTACTGCTATGAATGTATTAGCTTTAGGCGGGAGAGATTTACGCCATAATATGAAACGATATTGGAAGCAAGTTTGCGGTTGGGCGCAGATTTGCGGAGTTACTAAAATAGAATGCTTAGTCGCACCAGCTATGGAAAAGATATTACAGGCACAGGGTTTCGAGCGAAAGTATTCATTACTTAGACAAGATTTAACGAAGGAGGTCTAAATGCAAACTATAATAAACCCTCTAGTAGTTTCGGTAGGCCCTACTAACGAGACTATTATAACACCCGTTCCTATGACACATCATGGTGGCGGTATAAAAAAAGCTATAGCTGTTATTGCAGTTGTAGCTATTCCTATTGCAGCACCTATGATTGCAAGTTCACTGGTAGCTTCAACAGCTCTTGGTGCGGCGGTCACTGCAAGTATTGGTGCTACAGCTACAGCCGTTGTCAGTTCAGCGATTGTTGGTGCAGGACTTGGTGCTATTTCAGCTAAAGTCACAGGCGGTGATGTAAAAGCAGGTGCTATCTCAGGACTTATTGGAGGTGGTATCGGTGGTTACACATCAGCTTCTAAACCGGGGATGTTCGGCAATGCGGCTACACCTACTGCTAATACTGGAGTTACTACTTTAGATGGTAGTTCTGTTGGTTCAGGTACTGCTAACACTTTACCAGATGGTGTAACTACCGCTAGTCTTAATACTTCAGGCACAGAAGGTTTATCAAATGCTGTAGTAAAAACTGGTACAGATGCTGTTGTAGAAGAAAGTTTCTCAGCTAGTTTGAAAAAAGGTTTATCTAGTGCAGGTGAGAAAATTGTAGACAGGTTTACCAATCCAGATGCTTTGGCTAATGCTGTCCTTCAGGTTGGTGGTGCTGTAGCTGCAGAAGCTATAGTCGGTACACCAGATCAAAGTCCTGAAGCAACTGCTGCTATAGAAGAATATAAACAAGAACTACAAGCTCTTAAAGCAAAAGACGAAGCAGCGTTTAATCAAAAATTAGATGCAGCTAAGCAGTATATGGTTCAAGCTGGTTATTATGACCCACAATATTTTGGTCTGCAAGCTGCCAATAGAGCAGCTATTACAGAAGGTCGTAAGCTACGAGAGTTTGAGCGTAAAGCAGGACTAAAATCAGGTGGTGTTTCTTCAGGTGATCGTAGACGAGCAGCATTATCTGGTAGTAAAAATGTTCAAACTGCTTTTGACACAGGATTTGTACAAGGTATAGGTCTTAAAGATAAAGCTATGGCCACAGGTGTGGGACTTATACCTAACGCTTCACCGACTGCAGCTAATGCACAGGGAAAACTGGCTGAATATTATCTTGGGCTTGATGCTCAGGCTAATGCAGATGCTACTAAAAAGAAGGATAATATCCAAAAGTTCTTCGGTGGATTTAGTACTCAGAGTGGGCTAGACAAAAAAGAAAAAGAAGAGCGTAACAAAAAAGCTGGGTTAGATACTACTGGTGGTGGATTGCCAAATTCCTTTAACAGTAGCAAACCAATCGCAGTATAGGAGTTAAATATGGTATTAGGTCTCCTTGGAAATGTAGCTGGTAATCTAAACCAAGAAGCTTTTGTCAGTGGTGCAGAAGCTGAAAACCGATTGCAAAATCTACAACGGGCAAATCAAAATAGAATTAATAGGGACTTTTTCCGTAACGCTCAAGGTGGGCCACCAGCTTTACCTACACCTAACGCTTTGAATCAAGGGTCTGCAGGTCTTAAACTTGATGGCTTCGGTGGCAACTATATTGATATACCTCCTCCAGTTGTAGAAAAGAAGCCAGAAGTTGTAACTCCAGAAGTGCTTACACCTCCCGGTCAAGTAGGTGATGGAGAATCTATAGTTGGCGATGATCAAATTGTTATTGATGACAATGAAGTAAAACCCCCAACTACACTTACTATTCCAAACTTTGACCCTACAAAAGAATTAGATTATGGCAGCATTGGTGAATCTGGAACTGTTGATATAACACAGGTCGATGCCGAATCTTCAGCATTTGCACAAGATATTCAAAAACTTTTTGCTAATAGTGACTTTCAAACTTTGTTTATGAGGTTAGGAGATCGTGCTGCAACAGGATATGGCGACACATTAGCAGGTTCTCCCGCTGGTCGTATATACGGATACTTTACTGACAATCCTGCTGAAGCAAAGCAAAGAAGCAAATCTGCAGCGGCATCAAAATGGTATCGTACAGATGAAGCTAAGAATTATTTTTTACAAAATCCAAATCAATTAACCGCAGCTGCGGTTGACCCAACAGGTTGGTATAACAAATTTAAAGAAGAACAACCTCAACGACAAGAAATACAAAAACAGATAAAGATTAATGAAAATTCTGCAGGGTTAGCAGATAAAAGAATTACTGAGTTGGCTGCTGAGGATATACTAATTCCAGCTTTAAATAATAAGAAAGTAAAGAATGTTAGAAATGTAGCTGGAGTAATAGGGTTTGATCCTGACTTTGCTACAGCAATCATGGGTATAGAAAGTTCTTTTGGAACTACTACTGCAACATCTGCTAAAGGTGCTAAAGGTATTATGCAAGTTATGCCTGATACTTTTGATCAGATGAAAGCATGGTATGCAAACCCAGAGAATGTTACAAAATATAACATACCTGCAAACGTAGTTGCGTTAGCTAAGAGTATGAAAAAAGGATCAGCAACTGATCCTACTGCTGGACTTTTATATTTAAAGTATGGTGAGTATATTGGTGTACCTAAGAACTTGCTTGCTGCAGGTTATCAAGGTGGTATGGAATCTGTTTTAAAACGAGGAACTCCAACAACAGCTAACGATGGCTCTCTTACAAATACAGATTATAACCGAGCTGTAGTCTCAATCTATAATAAACTTATAGGTATAACAGGTGGTACGACCACTACGTCTACTAACAATAAACCATTTGCAACTGATGGTTCATCTAATGTTACGACCACTACAACTACAAACAATCAAGTGGGTCTTATCACTGATGTAAAGACAGACACAGATGCAAAATCTGCAAACACTGGTAACACAGGTACAGCAAGTACAGATGTAAGTACTCTTAAAAATGTACAGCAGGTTGGTGTCGATGATGGTACAACAGCTACTGAACCTAAAGTCCCTGAGAGTAAAACAGAAGTAAAACCTCCTGCGTTTTACCAAAAAGACCCATCACAAACTGGGTTTGAGTTGCGTAATTTTCTTCAAGAACGAGAATTAATTATTAACCAAACCAATCAGAATGTAAAAATTCTTGCAGAACGATCTGAATATTTTAGAAGGCTTGCAGAAGTATCTCGTATTGGTGGTACTGATGAAGCGTCTTATAACCAGTTAATTAATAACTCTACTGAGCTTATGGCAAAAGCTCAAACAATGCAGCAAGCTGGTGCATTAGAAGCTAAGAAAGCAGAAAACAAAATTATGTACCTTCAGGGTATGCAAGCATTATCTGATCTAACTAAGGGTAGCACTAATAGAGCTGCTATGGTTTGGTCTCAATACTCAGGTATGGATATTGGTATCAACACACGATCTGATGGTAAGTACGATATTACTATCGGTGGTAAACCATATAAAACATTAGACAGTAAACAACTTAGTACTACATTACAGCTAGCGTTTGATCAAGGTTACCGAGGATCACAAGCTACTCTATCATCTACAATGGCTATGAAGAGTTTTGAAAACCAACTTGCGATTGCTAAACAACAATACAAAGACTTAGGTGAAAATTATAGGAAACGACTTGATGGTCAGTATAATTTGCTAGTAGAGCAATATAAAGCAAATTCAAAAGTAACAGTGTCTAATACTGGCGATGGTGGTGTGGTTATACAAGAAGGTAACCAAACCTTTATGCTTGTAGAACAGAAAACTAAAGGGCCTAATGGTGAGGATGTGTATTCTTATATAAAACAGCGTGTAACAACACCATCAGGAACTAATTCGTATAAGCGTGAAAAGAAGGATTAACTATGGCTCCAAAAAAAGCAGGGCTTCAAGCATTTTCAAGTTCTTACTATGATGCTACAACTGCGCCCGGGGCAGGTAATCCATTCGAGCCTATTGGCGGGGGGTCGTCAGGACTCCAAGCACTACAAGCAGGTCTTGCTGATCAGTTAGTTCAACAACAAGAAGCTGACAAGACTCTTGAAGCTGCGCTCCTAGGGGGATTTGATCAACCACCTGAGACTGGGCCTCGTGTATTATTTAATCCATCTACAAATGAAATGTTTGTTAACGGTGCATTATACAATGCTGATGATAAACAATCAGCGTTAGATGCAGAGTCTAGGGGATACCTAGACAGACCTAGGGCTAAACAGCCTGATGGTGACTGGCAAGCTGTGTCTCCTGATTCCTATAAAACATTTATGAACAACATCGAAGACCCTAGCTTGGGTACTTTGTTTGCAAGAAACTTTGAAATAGGTGGAGACAACCTAAAACTTCTTGCTGGTAGAGGTGCTCAGTTCCTTGGGTTTGAAGAATTTGGCCAAGATTTAGTAAATGATGCAGTTGCAGAATTATATTATAACCAACCATTTCAAAGAGAATTTAAAAGCGAAGATGGAGAATACTTTAAAGGTGGAGCTATTGACTGGTTCGTTGCTAACTTTGCACAGCAAGGGCCAAACTTAATAGAATCTATTGGTGTTGCATTAGTTGGTGCTGGAGCAGGTGCAGTTGCAGGTGGCGGTGCTAATCCATTTACCGCAGCAGGTGGTGCTTTATATGGTTTGCTAGGTAAAGAATCAGTAAAACTAGCCGTAGCATCAGCCGCTAAAAAATATATGAAGGGTCAAGCCCTTAACAAAGGTGAGAAAAAACTACTCCGTGAGTTCTCCGGTCTTACAGCCGCAGCTAAAATTAAAAATCCTAGTGCCTTTTATGTAGCCCCTAGTGGTGCAACTATGACAGGTAATCAATTCCTTAAAAAATTAGGTAAGGAACGAGCTGAAGACTCCCTTGCTGTTGGCGCACTTAAAGCAAGTAAGCAAGCTGCAAACCAAGCTAAAGCAGGTGGCGCAGCAGGAGCATCACTCCTTGGTTCTTATGGTATGGGTGTCGCTGATATTTATGGTGAAGTAAGAGATACAGGTGTAGGTGACAGAGGTACTGCGGCTCTTGGAGCTATACCGTATGCAGCTATGGAAGTACTACCAGAGTTTTTCTTAGCAGGTCGTATCTTTGGACTTGGGCCAAATATTCTTAAATCAGGTGGTGTAGCTAAGCGAGTAGGTAAAGGTGTCGCTGTTGGTGGTACGCTTGAAGGTCTTACAGAACTTGGACAAGAATCTATTTTATTATACGGAACAGACCAATCGTTTGGTGACTCTGAAACAACTAGACGATTAATTAACTCTTTTGCAGCAGGCTTTGCTATCGGTGGCCCACTAGGTGGTGGCGCTAACCTTCTTAAACAGGGCGATCCTACTAATGTATTAGACAAAGACGATCCACAAGCAGATAAAAAATTACTGCCTGCTCCTCCACTTACTGGCGATGTACTTGACCCGACAGCTCCTCCTCAAGGTCAATTACCACCCCCCGCTGGTACTGCGGCTCTCCCTGCTCCTACTCCAGCGATTACTACAGTATCTGAATCTCCTGACTTTGTTGCGGGTGCGGATGGGGTTCGTGCGGGAGAGCCGTTAGACACAGTGGTTCAAGCTAACCAACCTATACTCCCGGGCCAAGAACAAGGACAACAGGGGATTATGTTCCCACCTGAAGGGCCAACTACTGCTGGAGCACTAAACGAATTATCAGAACAACCAACTGCTGGAGAAGCAATAGCTAATATACAACAAGCTAATCCACAGCCTACACAGGCTGAACTAGAAGCAGCTGGACAACAGACACTTAATATTCCTGCACAAGACGTAGCACAAAGTGTGCAAGACTTGGCTACCCCGGCGGTACAAGAGACAGCCATAGGACAACAACTTCTACAAGCTGCTAACACTAGAATAGCTCAGCAAGAGCAACAACTATTAGAGTCTAGGCAATTAGCACAGGAAGCTGAAGAACGAGCACAAAGACAACAAGAGTTTGATCTAGCTGAACAGCAAAGATTAAACGAGCAAGTGGCTCAATTAGAAAACGCTAGGGTAGAACAAATACTTGCAGAGAATGATAGGCTTACTCAAGAACTTGAGGAGCGTAAAGCTGCACAGATTCCTGTACCACAGAGAACACCTACGCAGTTAAGTCTGCCGGGGATGGCAGCACCATATAGTGCAAGACGACAAGGATTACGAAGAGGTCGAGCTGCAGCACCTGTTGTTGCAGAGCCTACAGCTGCTGAGTTAGAAGCTGCAGGGCAGATGACATTACCATTCCCCGAACCTACTTCACCTGAATTAACACCACTTATAAATCAGATGGTAGCTAGTGGTATACCTATGGAGAACGTACAAGAGTATGTTGATGACTTCCAAGCTGCTGTGACTAACAACGATTTAGCAGAACAAAATCAGATTATAACAGAGATGCAAGATATAATTAATCCACCTGCACGAGTTAATCCTTTACAAAGAGTACAAGAAACAGCAGCTCAACTAACAGGTAGAGCACCTATTCCAAGAGTAGGCACAGGAACAGACAGAGTAGTTACTGACCCTGAGACAGGAGAGCAGTTTACTGTAACATCATATGAACAACCAAGGAGGCCAGATGCCGTTCAAGAGCGAAGCACAGAAGAAGTGGCTGTACGCGAACAAACCGGAACTAGCGGAGCAGTTCCAATCGGAGACACCCAAGGACGCCAAACTACCAACCAGAATAAGCTCCAAGAGCAGCTCGGAAAAGCGTCAGTACGCCAGACAGCAGAGAATCAAGCAGGCGAACAGCGAGCGCTTCGGGAAACTCGCGAAGAAAATAAGCGTAAACAAGCTCAGGAATCAGAAGCTCGTATAAGTGAAGTCTTTGTTGACGTTACAGGTAAGACACCTATTGAAGCATGGAATGAATTAGCTCCAGCAGGTACTGTCCCACTAGATAGACTACCTCAAGATGCTCGACAGGCATGGGCAGACTTAGTAGCAGGTGGTGCAGTCAATGGTGATATTGCACAACGTCTATATGAAAACTCATACCAGCAACTAAAGCTTTCTGCTAGAGAAGAACTTAATGAGTATAAAGCTAAGTTTGATATTACTACTGATTTTACTAAACATGGTGAAGCATGGTCATACGCACACCAGCTAGTGGCTTTTGCATTTTTTGAAATTGATTCAAACCTAACTAAGCAAGGTATTACTGCTGAAGCTATAGAGTACCTGAGTAAAACTGATTTTACTCCTCAACAACGTAAAGCAATCAATGATGCTTTTGTATCTCAAGCTAACGCACAACCATTAGATGGAACATTTGATAGGGGTTTTAATAAAGGTAAGACAAAGCCTTGGTTAAATTTTGCTACTAAAAACCATCTGCTTGGTGACGTTCAAGTCGCACTTACAAATATGCCAGCATGGTTTACATCACCACAGCAAGAAGCCGTTAACGAAGCTATATCTCAAGAGACACAAGGTGAAGTCCTTGGTCAAGATACTGCAGACAGAGTACTTAATGCACTACGAAGACAGCAGGCTGCCGGAGATAAGATTGACTTTGAAGCATTTAGAAAAGCTTATGAAGCAGCTTTAGGTACTAAAGGTAGAAAAATTGCTGCTGAGAAAACAAAACAATTACAACTAGAAAACTCTAGGATGCTAGAAGATATTCTTAACTCACACTTAGAAAGATATGAGTTTAAATCTTTCAGTGGTTATAATCCTGTGGTTGAACTTACATCTGATAGAGCTTCTGTTGAGCAACGAACTCAACAAGGTGGTGAGTCTACAGGTAGTAGAGAGATAAATCGTATCCAAACTTATTTTGCTAACTCAGATAGAAATTATCTGATGGCTAATGGGTATGCAATTAAAGACTTCTTTGATGTTAGAGGTAACCTAAAAACAAAACGATTGTTTAATGGTCGTATTGTACCTGATCCAACGCCTGAAACACAGACAGAAAGAAATGCTCAGCAGACAGAAGGCCAACGCCTTCTTAAAAAAGGTAGACGTACACAGCGTGAGAACGCAAGAGTAAACAGGCTACAACCTACCGCTGAGATAATGAAGGAGATGGACTCTAAGAACACTGATGGTAACTTCAGTAGAGCAGATGGTAAGCCTACTAAACCATTAGGTAAGGGTGAGATAGACCTTGTTGTTAAGCAAGTCCTTAAAAAATTAAAAGTAAAACCAACTGTTACTGTAGTCGCAAACGTTCAAGAGTTAGCTAGGACAAACCCTGAGCTTTATAAGCGTGCTCAAGCAGGTAGACCACTCGGTGATTTTGATACAGTAGAAGCCGTTGGTTATTCTGTTGGCGATCAAGTTATAATCTTCAGTGACTACGCAAGAACAAAAGAACAGATTAGATTGACTGTTGCTCACGAAGCATTAGGTCACTTTGGTTTCCGTGCCTTCATGCCTCGTAGCAGAATGGATCCGTTGTTCCGTGAGATATACAGAACTGATGGTCATGTAAGAGCTGCTGCAGATATTCTGCGTAGAGCTAATCCACAGATGGATATGATGGAAGCTGTAGAAGAAGTGCTTGCTGAACGAGCCGCTTCACTTGATTCCAGTATGATTGATAGACTTAAAAATATTATTCAGTCTGTACTTGATGCTATTGGATTAGGAGACTGGTTAGCCGTTGGCGATCCTGATCTTACGCGGTACTTCCTAAATCAATCTCGTAAGAACTTACGCTCAGGTGGTAGAGGTGTTGTAGGGGCCCAACAGTTAGCTCTCAACCTAAAACAATTACAGTCAGAGAGTGAGTATGGTCGATTCCAAATCGAAGAT